TGCCGATCGACGGCAGCGCCGCCTACCGCCAGGTGATCAAGGGCGTGCCGTACAAGGACTACACGCCCGCGGACATGGTCTATTACCCGCGCAACCCGCGGGCCAACAAGCTGTACGGCTTCTCCCCGATCGAGCAGCTGATCCTGACGGTCAACGTGGCGCTGCGGCGCGAGCTCGCGCAGCTCGAGTGGTTCACCGCCGGCACCGTCCCCGACGCGATCGTGTCGACGCCGAAGGAGTGGGGCGACGAGGCCACGCGGCGTTTCGACGAGTGGTGGCAGATCGCCATGGGGTCGACCGAAGACCGGCGCCGCATGCGGTTCATCCCCGAGGGCCAGGTGACGGTCCTCAAGCCGCCGCCCCTCAAGGACGAGTTCGACGAGTGGCTGGCGCGGGTAATCAGCTGGCTGTTTGACCTGCCCCCGACCTGGGCGGTCAAGATGACCAACCGGAACAGCGGCCAGGTGCAGGCAGAGACGGCGACCGACGAGGGCACGATCCCGTACATGCTCTGGTTCGCGGACTTCATGGACCAGGTGCTCGAGATCGGCTGGGACGCCGCCGACCTGATGTTCGTGTGGCAGGACGTCCGCGACCAGGATCCGGTCAAGCAGGCCACGATCCACCAGACGTACATCAACTGCGGCGCGATGCTGCGGAACGAGGCGCGCGAGGACCTGGGCCTCGAGCCGATCGAGGGCGGCGACGTGCCCACGATCACCGCGGGCCACTCGGTGATCCGCCTGCAGGACGTCGTCGACCCGCCCGCGCCGGTGGTGGTGGCGCCCGGTGAGCCGGCCGCCAGCGCCCGGGGTACGGGGGCTGCGGGCGCGCCGGCCGCCGGCGCCGCTGCGGCGGCGGGGAAGGACAAGGGCAAGGGGAGCAAGGAGGGTAGCGGGACGCGCGAGCCGACCGTGGCCGCGATCGCCACCGCCCCCGTCGGCTTCCTGCTGACCACACCCGCCGGCGACCCGGTCGCCGCGGCTGCCCCGCGGCTCGGGCTCGCCAAGGTGACGGCTGCCGACCTGACGCGCACGCAGCGCCAGCGCCTGGCGGGCCGCAGTCGCAACGCGCCCGCGACCCGGAAGCTCCGCCGCCAGCTGCGCGACCACGTGCAGGCGGCCTTTGCGGTTGTGCTGCCCCAGGTCGTCGACCAGGTCCTGGGGCACGTGGCCAAGGCGGTGCTGGCGCACGCGCTGCGCCCCACCCTCACCAAAGCCGAGGAGGACGACGCGGCACGGATCGCCCGCCAGGTCGACGCGGTGCTGGAGGCCCTGGACCTGACCGGCTTCACCGTCCTCATGGATCCCGCCGCGGCCCTGCTGATCGAGGTGGCGCTGCGCGGCGCAGTGCAGGGCATGCTCACCGTGCAGGCACTCGCGCCCGACGCCGACCAGGTCGCCGTGCCGGCCGACGACGTGCGGACCTGGGCCGCGGCGCGCGCGGCCGAGCTGGTCGGCAAGCGCGTGTTGCCCGACGGGTCGGTGATCGACAACCCCGACGCCGAGTATGCGATCACCGACACCACGCGCGACATGCTGCGCGCCGCGATCGCCGGCGTGTTCCAGGATGGCACCGACAAGGCCACGTTCACCGCCGAGCTCGAGGCCAGCTACGCATTCAGCGAGGACCGCGCGGACCTGATCGCGCGGACGGAGATCAGCAACGCGCTGGTGGGCGGCAATATGGCCGGCTGGCGCGCCAGCGGCGTGGTGACGGGCAAGGAATGGGTGCTGTCCGACCTGCACGCGGTGGCGGACGAGTGCGACGACAACGCGGCAGCGGGCGTGATCGGCATTGACGAGGTGTTCCCCAGCGGCGACGACCAGCCGGGGGCGCACCCAAAATGTGAGTGCGACCTGATCCCCCACGTGGGGGACGATACGGCCGCCACGGGCGGCGAGGAGGGGTAGCAACCATGGCGAAGCGCAGGGGCAGCAGGTGGGGGCGGGTGCTGGTGCTCGACCTGGCGCTGGTGCTGGGCGGTGCGGCGATCGCGTCCGCGTGGCCGCTCGTGTCGGCCGGCCACGGGTCGGTCAGCCAGCGGCCGTCGTGCACGGTGGCGATCCGCGGGCTGTCCTACAGCGCGCGCGACTGCAAGGCCGTCGACTGCAGCAAGGGCCACGGCACCTGGCAGTGCGACCAGGTGTGCACGGCGACCGGCTGGGTGTCGGGGCTCTGCGTGTCGAGCGCGGGCGTGGTGAGTCTCAATCCGACCACAACCACGACGACCGCGGCGCCGACGACCACGGTGACCACGACCTCGTCGACGACGACCACGACCTAGCCGCAGGCGGGTCTGCGGGCGCTCGCAGGGGGCGCGTGATAGGGGAGACACCGGAGCAGCAGCCGCGGGGAGCGGGGAGGGTGTGACGATGGGGTGGATGCGGACAGCGCGACGGGCGGCAGTGCTGGCGCTCGGCGCACTCGGGCTCAGCGCCGGCATGGTGCGTGCCGGCGCCTTCCCGGTGATCACGCAGCCGCCGGCCAACGGCGCGGCCGGGGATTACGAGATCATCAACGGCAGCTGTGCCGTGCCGCCGTGCGAGGGCGGATCGTTCTCGCTCATGGCCAGCGACAGCCCGGTGCTGCTAACCGATTGCACCGGTACGTGCCGGGTCACGCTGGTATGTCGGCCGCCCCACTTCCAGCACGATATCCTCGTGGCCGACTCGGGCACGCTCACCGACGCCGTCGGGGCGCCGGTGCCGATCCTGACGGCCTGCCCTTACTTGTTCCGGCGGATCACCATCTGCACGGCGGGCACCTGCAAGGTGCGCGCGCGCGTGCTCGAGATCCGGGGGAACTGGTAGCCATGCGGCCGCGCACGACGCTCGCTCTGGCGCTGGTCCTCGGGCTCGGGCTGTTCGCGCTACGGCTGGCGACGGATCTGGGCCAGTCGGACAGCGAGGCGCAGTACAATCGCAACGCGGGGGGCAGCGGGGGCAATGGTCCGACCGGGCCGACGGGGCCGACCGGCGCCACCGGCGCGACGGGACCTACTGGCGCGACCGGGGGCGCGGGCGCCACGGGCCCAACCGGACCCACCGGCCCGACGGGGAGCACGGGGGCGACGGGACCGACAGGCCCCGGATTGCTAACGACCCCATTCGCGACCCCCTTCGGGCCGGCACAGGTGGCGACCTCCGCGATGGTGGGCGGCGAACTCTGCGTCTGCCAGTTGGGGGTAACGCCGCCGCACGCCGGGATCGACAGGGTTGGGCTGGCCATGTCTCAGGTGGGGGGCGGCACCGTCAGCGAGGTTGGCGTGTTCTCCCTCAGCGGCGCGACGCGCTATGTGCGGGCCTCGCTGCGGCCCGTCCCGATCGGCGACGGCGGCCCCGCGGTGCTTGCAGCGATGGCCCCGGTAGGCGTCGGGACGGACGGGAGCGGCAACCTCTACATCGCGGACGTTGCGCTGAACGGCATCCGTCGCGTGGATCACGCAACCCAGACCATCACGAGCATCGCGGGACAGCCACCCACCTCGGGCTTTGCCGGGGATGGCGGCGTGGCGACGAGCGCCTTGCTGAGGACCCCGACGGACATTGACCACGATGGCAGCGATTTTTACCTGGTCGATCAGCAGAAGCTCGTCCGGAAGATCGATGGGGGCACGGGCATCATCACGACGGTGGCGGGCGACCTCGCGGCGAGCGACTGCACAGGCGTCGGCGGCCCGGCAACGAGTGCTGGTCTCGAACTGATCGAGGACGTGGCTCGCGATAATACGACGGGCGACCTCTACATCGGCGGCCAGGGGTGCCACGTCGTCTATCGAGTGGACGGCACGACCGGCACGTTGACCACGGTCGCGGGGACGGGGACGGGCGGCTGTACCGGCGATGGGGGACTCGCCACGGCGGCGCAACTGAGCACGCCCTGGGGGGTGATGTTCGCGGCCAACGGGGATATCTATGTGGTCGATCCGGGCTGCCACGGTGTCCGGCGGATCGACCACACGACCGGCATCATTGCGGCCTTTGCGGGCACGGGGACGGCGGGGAACAGCGGCGACGGCGGGCTGGCAACACTGGCGCAGCTGGACGTCCCGTATGCGATCGGTCGGAACAGCGTGGGGGATATCGGGATTATCGACGCAGCCGCCGCGGTCCTCCGTCTCGTCGACCACACGACGGGCATCATCACCACCCTTGCAGGCACGGGCACGGCCGGATTCTCCGGTGATGGCGGAGCCGCCACGGCGGCGCAACTGACGAGCCCGCAGTATGTGACCTTCGACAGCGCGGACAACGTGTTCATCGCGGACTTCGGCAACCACCGCGTCCGGCGGATCGACCAGGGAACGGGCATCATCACCACGGTGGCCGGGAGCGGGCTCAGCGATCCCTTCGGGAGCGGGCTGACGGTCGCCAACCTCGACGCCTCGGCCCCCGTGCCCGGGGGCCCGATCTGGTGGTGCGAAGGCGGCGACGCGCCCGGCGGGACGCTGGCGAGTCCGCAAGGCGACCAAATCGGCCGCGCGTCGCCGCAGCTAGGGCCGCCGACGGCCTACTTCACGGCGAGCTGCCCTGGCGGCACGATGCCGGCGACGATCACGCCCCCGAGTCCACTCACGCTGAGCAATATCGACGCGCTGTCCCAGGTGCTTCCCCCTGCGATCAGCTTCATCCGCGTGCCCTGACGAGAGCCGCTGACCCACGCCGACGCGCCCCCACGACGAGCAGGATATGAGGGTAAGCCAAGGGCCGTGCGAGACTACGCTGACCGAGAGGTTTGCTAATCCCGACTGCCGATGTGCGACGTACCCCGGAAATCTCGGACCCTGCGCGGCGTACGAGCGCGGGGGCAGCGGGCGTTGTGTCTACTGCGACCACGATGCTGACTGTCACGAGCAGCTTGGGCGGATGACCCCCACTACACAGACTCCCCGCACGGGGTTCCGGCCACCGGGGTGATCCCGTGCCGGACGGGACCCTACCGGCCAGCCTGACCAAGCACTGCCCGGGCTGCGCACAGCGTGGTCGCGTCGCTGACGTCCCCCTGTCCGCCTTCGGCGCCGACAAGCGCAGCCGCGACGGCCTGCAGGTCCGGTGCCGCCGCTGCCGGAACGAGTCCCATGCCACCCGTCAGCGCGGCGCGCGCGAGGACCAGGTGCTGGCCCGCCTCCCGCCGGAGGAACGCCTGCGCGTCGCGCGGCTGCGCGAGCAGCGCGACGAGCTGCTGCTGGCGCTCCTCGGGCTCGAGCACCGGGTGAGCCAGCTGGAGGCCGCGCGCGGCCCCAGCCCCTTCGCCGGCGGCGTGTCTGACGTTCCCCTGGACCCGCACCTGCGCCGGGTCGAGCGCGCGCGGCGCGCCGAGGCCGACACCGGGGGCGAGCCGGCGCTGTTGAAGGGCTGACCGGGGTGCCGATCCCCCCGGGCGTCTATCCCTGCCAGCTGGCCGCCGCCCAGCTGGGGGCAGCGCCGGCAGCGCCGGCCACCCCGCCACCGGCCCGCGGGCACTTGATCACCAGCCGCCCGCTGCGCCCCGGCGACGCGTCCGCCCACCTGGTGGCCGTCCTGCGGCGCTTCTCGCCCGCCGATCAGCAGGCGATCGTCCACGACGTGCTGGCCGCGCTGCGCCCGGGCTGGGTGCAGGACCGCCGCGGCTAGCCGCGCCCGCGGCCCGGTGCGTCGTCCGTGCCGGTTTGCGGCACTGCCACGCATCACAGCAAGGCACGTGGCCAGAGTGTCCACCGCTGTCAGCGCCGATACCGTCCTGGCTGACGCCGCGGCGGCCGCACGCGCGGCCCTGGCCGCCGCGGCACCGCCCCTGCGCCTCTTCATCCCGCTCACCAAGGTCGACCTGGTCAAGCGGGAGGTGTGGGGGATCGCGGCCGAGGAGCGGACGGACAAGTCGAAGCGCGAGAAGATGGACTATGCGTCGAGCAAGCCCTTCTTCCAGGCGTGGTCGGACGGTCTCGCCGCCGTCACGGGCGGCATGTCGCTCGGCAACGTGCGGGCCATGCACCAGCCGATCGCCGCCGGCCGCCTGATCAGCCTGCTCTTCGACGACGCCAACAAGCAGGTCCACGTCGGGGCGCATATCGTCGACGACGCCGAGTGGAACAAGTGCGCGCAGTGGGTCTACACCGGCTTTTCCGTCGGCGGCTCGTACGCCGCGCGCTGGGCCGACCCCGACGAGCTCGGGGTGGTCTGCTACACCGCCAACCCCTGCGAAATCTCGCTCGTCGACAACCCACAGATGTGGGGCGCCAACTTCACCGTGGTCAAAGCGGACGGTGCCACCGAGCTGCGCAAGTTTGCGAGCGCGCCGGCCGAGCGGCTGGCCGAGCTGATCAAGGGGTACGCCGACGGCATCCCCACCAGCCAGCTGGCACAGTCGATCGCGCACCATATCGACACGGCCAAGTACAACGCGACGCACGCGGCGTCGCATGCCGAGGCGGCGGTCACGACCGTGACGGAGCTCGAGGACCTGGCGCGCGCCGCGATCCCCGCGGTCAGCGCGCACCTGGCGGCGCTCGACGCCGCCCGCACGGCCGGGGCAACCGCCGTGGGGAAGGGGGCGGGCAGCATGCGCACCGCAGCGACCGCGACCGACCTGTACAAGGGCGGCGACGGCAGCGGCGACTACGGCACGGCCGACGAGGCGGGCTATGCCGACCCGGGGTACCAGGACGACAAAAAGCCGCGGTACCCGCTGAAGGAGGGGGGTAAGCTCTCCCCGAAGCGGATCCGGGCGGCGTTCAGCTACATCAACAAGCCGACCAACGCCGCCAAGTACTCGACCAAGCAGGCGGCCGCGATCAAGGGCAAGATCGTGCGGGCCTGGAAGGCCGCGATCGACGCGGACGGGCCGCCGAGCGCGCAGAAGCTGGCGGCGGTGTACCCGCACAACGCCGCGGTACTCGCCAAGGTCGCGCACACGGGCGGCCTGATCAAGACCCTGTGGGACGTCGGCCGGCTGGCCGAGATCCTGCAATCGCTCGACTGGATGTGCGAGTCCCTGGAGGCCGAGGCGGACAGGGAGAAGGACGACAGCCCCGTGCCCGGCGCGCTCGCCGCGATCATCCAGGCCCTCGGCAACGTGCTGGTGGTGATGACGGCCGAGGAGGTGAGCGAGCTCGACGCCTTCGACGACGACGAGGTGGCCGAGGGTGTCGCCACGGCCGCCGGGCTGTTCGGCACGCTGCGCAAGGTCGACGCGTACAAGGGCATGCGGAAGCGCGTGCAGAAGGTCCACGACATGAGCATCGAGATGGGCGCGGCGTGCGCGTCCATGGACAAGGTCGCAACTGCCGCGGCGGGTGCCGCCGCGCCTACACGGTTGGAGGTGGAGGACATGGACGAGGCGGGCCTGGCGAAGGCAATGGGCGCGCTGCTGGGTGGCCCCGACGGGCTGCTGACCAAGGCCGTCAATGACGGTCTGACGGCAGTGGTCAAGCCGCAGCTGGATGCGCTGACCAAGGCGCAGACGGATCAGGCGGCGGTCGTGACGGCGCTGGCAGCGACGGTGACGGCGCAGGGGACGCTGCTCGAGAAGGTCGCGGGCAGGCCGGCCGATCCGGGCGCGGCACCGCACACCGGCGCGGCGCCGGTGGTCACGGTCGACAAGCCGGCCGAGGTGGCGGCCAATGCGGGCGCCGCGGCGGCGGCCGCGCTGACGGTGGTACCGACGCGCAAGTCGGCGCGCGAGCTGGCCAAGATGAGCGCGCAGGAGCGCGACGACTACGGCATGGACCTGCTCAAGGGCAAGTTCACCGGCTGCGACGGGCCCGGCATGCCCGGCCGCGGCGCGATGAAGCACGAGGGGCCGCTACCGCTGATGGGCCGCCAGGGCCCGGGCGGGATCGCCACCCCGGGCGTGGGGGCCATCTAGGGGCACAGGAACCTAGGATCTAGGTCGCTAGGCGCTAGCGACCGCGGCAGCATCGACACACGCGACACGACAGCGCCGCTGCATTGGGCAGGGGCGGAGGAGGAGGAGGCGGGGACCATGGCAATGCAACCGGCGCTGGATCCACAGATCCGCCAGCTACAGGCACTGCTGGCGACGCTGCCGCCCGACGTACTGGCCAAGGCCACGTACGGGCTGAGCGGGAGCCCTGTCACGGGGCTGACGTACTACGACCTGGAGGAAGAGGCCAAGGTGTTCGTGCCCGAGATCACGCCGCTGGTCGGCCTGATCCCGCGCGTCAAGGGCAAGGGCGGCACGGCCACCAACTGGCAGGTGATCACGGCCCTCAATAGCGACCGTCTGCCCATGGGCGTCGCGGAGGGGGCACGCGGCGGGGTCATGGACATCCAGACCAGCCGGCAAACGGCGCCGTACGCCACCATCGGGATCGAGTCCAGCCTGACGTTCGAGCAGGACCTGGCCGCGATGGGATTCGAGGACATGAAGGCCCTCTCGACCCGCAACCTGCTGCAGGTCGCGCGGATCGGGGAGGAGGCCCTCGACGTCGGCGGCAACCTCGACGTGGTGCTCGGCACCACGCCCACGGTCGCGGGCACGCCCAGCAACACCGGCGGCACGCTGACCAACGCCCACGGCGCCTACCACGTGCGCTGCGTCGCCCTGACGCTGCAGGCGTGGCGGCGCGCGACCATGGTGAAGGGCGTCCCCGTCCAGCACACCTACACGCTCGGCAACGGGGTGTCGCAGACGGTCAACGGCGGCGCCGCCAAGGTATCCGCCGATGCCACGGTCACGATCGCGGCCGGCACCACCGGCAGCGCCGACCTGATCGTCACCGCCGTGCCGGGTGCCGTCGCCTATGCATGGTTCGCCGGCGACAACGCGACCACGACCTGCCTCCTGTTCGCCATCACGACGGTCAACGAGGTGCTGCTGACCGATCCCCCCGGCGCGATCATCGCCGCGTCCGGCTTCGCCACCGCGGTCGGGACCAACTTCGACACCGACCGGTCGACCAATGACCTGGTCTACAACGGCCTGATCAGCATTATCAGCAAGGCCGGCAGCGGCAGCTACGTGAAGTCCCTCGACAACACGAAGCTGACGAGCGACGGCGCCGCGGGGTGCGTCGAGGTGAACACGCTGCTGCGCACCATGTGGGACACCGTCAAGGTGACGCCGACCATCATGCTCATGAACGCCCAGGAACTGGTCGATCTGAGCGACCTGGTCGTCAAGAACGGCGGCGCCCCGATCATCCGCATGCAGATGGACGCCAACTCGAGCACGCCCGGCATGGCCACGATCACCGCCGGAACCGTGGTCGGGTTCTACCTCAACAAGACGGCCCAGGGCGGCGGGCAGATCCTCAAGGTGATCCTGCACCCCGACATTCCGCCCGGCATGATCCTCTTCTACAGCGAGCGGATCAGCTACCCGGTCCCCGGCGTGGTCAACATCATCCAGGTGAAGACGCAGGAGGAGTGGCGGCAGATCGAGTGGCCGCTGGTGACCCGTGAGCACCAGTACGGCGTCTACGCCCGGCAGGTGCTGCAGTGCTACTACCCGCCGGCGTTCGCCATGCTCTACAACATCGCCCCGCAGGCATCGTAACGGGGCAAGCAAGCTAGCCGGCCCGCGCCGCGCCCACGGCGGCGCGGGCCGGCGGTAGCAGGAAGGACACCCCCACCATGGGCCGTTTCCGTCTCCCCCGCGGTATCACCCACCTGGTCGCCGGCGGCGTCGAGTACCTGCCGGACGACTACGGCGAGCTGGACCTGCCCGAACATCTGCACGCGATCGCCAAGCGGCTGCGGCTGCTGCCGGTCGGCGCCCGCGTGACCCCGGCCCCGGCACCCCCGGCGCCCGACGGCGACCAGGGCGGGGACGGTGGGGCACCGGCGGGTACGGACGGCGACGCGGCTGCGGGCGGGGTGGCCACCGAGGGCGCGGGCGGCGCACCTGACGACGCGACTGCGGGCGACGCGGCGACAGAGGGCGCCGGCGCGGCACCTGACGACGCGACTGCGAGCGACGTGGCCACCGAGGGCGCGGGC